GAATTCAGCTATTGCTGTCGTATCCTATTGGAGGGGACTGCCTATCTCAGCAGATTATAAGCTCTGCTTTGACTCAACCAATCCTATCGCTAGTGTGTCCAGTGGTATTCCTATAACAACTGCCGGAAAAGTCGCCACTTCGGCAGGTCCGATTGCGAGTTACTGTTCTGGTATCCCCTATGACGCAGCGGGTAAGATCGTTGCGACGGCAGCAGCAGCAGTTTCGTATGATCAAGGAGTTGGACTTACAGCCGGCGGCGGACTAGCACTGGAGTAACGATGGCTAGATTCCAAACCATTGGAGATCTTGTTAACCGAGTGGCCGTTGCCATCGGTCTCAACAAGGTTACAGATCCATTTGCTTCAGCAGATCCTGCATTCGTGCAGCTCTGTAATCTAGCGAATGAGGCAGGCCAAGATTTAATCCAGGCTGCTGACTGGCAGATGCTGGAAAGGTCGCATAATTTTACGACCGCTCCGGGGGACACTGGTCTGTATGACTTACCAGCCAACTTTAGTCATATGATTGACCAGACAGGATGGCAGCGCGGAGTTCCCGGTTCAGCCTATCCCCTTCTTGGTCCTGCCTCACCCCAATGGTGGAGTTATCTTGAAGCTTCCCAGCTCTACTCTGTTACGATCTACGCATGGTTCCGTATCTCCGAAGGTCAGATTCAATTATGGCCTCAACCTCCTGCGCCTGGGATTCCCGTGGGATTTAAGTATATCTCGCGGAATTGGGTACAAGACGGCACGAGCCCTCCAGGAGCGCCGACGTATAAAGATTTCGTATCCGCCTCGGCAGATCTTCCGCTATACGAGCCGATCCTCTTCCTAAAGAAATTGAAGGTCGTATTCCTCCAGGCGAAAGGGTTTGATACGAGCAAGGCGGAAGACGAGTTTAATCTGGCTCTGGATGCTTGGGTCGGTAAGGATAAATCAGCACCTATCCTCTCACTCAATGGGCCAGTCGGCTACCGGAATCCATTCCTCAACCAATACATCAACGTCCCAGAGACGGGGTTTGGTGACTGATGCCTCTAGCAGCAGGAAAGAAGTTCGCCGAGCTAGCGGGTCGTAGACGACGTCCGCAGAAACAGATCACGCAGCCTGTCTTTCTTCCCTGCGCCCAAGGCGGGATTAACGCGGTCAGCTCTGCAACCGAACTTCAGCCTCAAGATGCTCTTGTTCTCATCAACATGGTTCCGTCGCAATACGGAGTCCGTGTAAGGAAGGGATATCGTGAATGGTGTCCGCCAGTCCCGGCTGGGTCAGGAATTAGAACCCTCGTCCCATTCAAGCACCCTTCGAATGCGAGTGTCCTCGATAGACTCTTCGCATTTACAAGCGATGGCATCTATGACGTTACTTCTGCAGGAGTTGCACCGACTAAGAAGTTTGATTTCACGGTTAAAGCAGGAAATGCAGGATGGGCATCGTGGCAGAATTATGTTACCATCGCCGGATCCTATCTCCTCGCAGCAGATGAAGAAAATGGATACCTACTCTACACCGCGTCCACAGATACCTGGACAGTTGGATCTATTTCCGGAGGAATAACGCCCGATAAAGTTGAGTTCGTCACCGTATGGAAGAATAGAGTCTGGGTAATCGAGCGTAACTCTGGCCGAGGATGGTATCTACCTGTCGGACAGATCTCTGGCAATGCTGCTTCGTTTGAGTTCGGTAACAAATTCAAGTACGGAGGTCTGCTCAAGAGTCTACATAACTGGACTCTTGATGGTGGCGAAGGAGTTGATGACTATTTAGTCGCTCTCTCCGCTGCGGGTGATATGCTGGTCTACAAGGGCACTGATCCAGCGACCGCACCCTCTAACTTCAACATGAATGGATGGTGGTACATTGGCGATATGATGGAGGGACGGCGGCAAGCGGATGACATGGGCGGAGAGCTATTGATCATAACTAGCTACGGGGTCATTCAAGCTTCTAAGTTGATCGCTGGTATGCCGCTCACGGATGCACAGGCGAGTATCTCCTTTAAGATCAACCCTCGACTCGCTGGTCTCATCAACCGAGGCGTGGTCCAGCGGGGATGGCAGATTGTTCTTAGTCCTATCGACCAAATGATTTTGCTCCTTACTCCTAAAGAATTAAGTCAGCCCTATACTCAGTTCTGCTACAACACTCAGACTCGAGCATGGTCTCAATTCGTAGGTGTGCCAATCAACACAGCCTCAGTATTTCATCGTGAACTGTACCTCGGAGACCTAGATAATAGGATCTATGTTTTCGCGGGGGCGGTAGATCATGTGATGCTAGAGGATGATGGAGAGACGGCGCAGCCTATTGAGTGGGAAAGTCTTACGAGCTTCCAAGGATATAATCAGCCTGCTAGATTCAAGAGGGTGCAGTTTCTCAGGCCGATGTTCATCGGTCAAGCTACTCCTCTCTATACAACGCAGGCTCGCTATGACTTTAACTTGTCACAACCTCCCGGCTCCCCTCCATATACTCCGCCGACTAGTGGTGCATGGGATACGTCGATTTGGGATATAGCTTTCTGGGGTGGAAGCTATATTGTAGATCAGCCGCCCATTGGAGGGGATGGTCTCGGACGATATGTGGCGGTCTATATGCGCGGTCGATCCGGTGCGGAAACGACGCATATCGGAACCGACGTCATGTTCGACATGGGCGGCATCCTGTGAAGCCTGTAATTAGATTCCGTGCAGCAGAAGACCACGATGCTCGCTGGTTCTGTGCGACTTTGAATCTCATTCCTACTACGGAGTTTGGTGGGATTGTCGCATACAATGATCAATTTGCGATGGGAATGGTCGGGTTTGATAACTGGACTCCCAACAGTGTAATGATGCACTTCCATATCCGTCAGCCCCGGTGTCTTATCCCTTTATGGAATGAAGCACTCGGGTACTTGTCAAGCTATGGACGTCGGATTATAATTGGGTCCACGGCCTCAGACAACATCCGCGCCCTGCGAGTAATTAAGAAACTCGGTTGGGTAGAAAAGACAAGGATAATAGACGGGTGGAGTGATGGCGTAGATCTTATTATTTCGGAGTACAGAATCCATGAGCCAAAGCGCAGCCTCAGCTCCTAGCTACGGAGCGGCCGGAACTCAAGGATCCCGTGCTGCCGGAACTGGCAAGAGTATGCCAACTCCTAGTCAGTATATGCAGCAGAATCCCAATGCCCAAGTAACTCCTGCTTCACCCCAACTTACTCAGCAGATGGCAACTGCGATGCAGGGACTCGGAGGTAAGTCTGGCAAAGGACCTCCCGGCTATGGTCAGGGTCCGCCTGGAGCGCCGCCTCAGGTTCCTCCGGGAACGCCTCCTCCACAGGCTGCTCCACCGATGGCGCAGGGAACTCCTCGTGGCGCAATGGCTCCAGCGATGCCAGCTCAAGGTATCCCTGCTCAGCCTATAAATCCAATGCAGAGGCAGGCAACGATGGCGAATATGCTGCGGAGGAGATATGGGCGGTAAGTCTCAACCGAAGCCTCCTGACTATGCCAAGCTCGCGGAACAAACCGCTGAAGCTTCACGAGACGTCACAGAACAACAGACTTGGGCGAACCGGCCAGATCAGTTCACTCCGTTTGGTTCGACCACGTGGAGCAACGCCCCTCAGTGGGATCCTACGACGGGACAGTACCTGAATCGCTGGACCCAGACTACACAACTAGATCCTCAGGCGCAGGCAGCGCTCGATGCTCAGCAGCAACTGGGATTAGAGCGTAGTCAGCTAGGCCTGAGTATGACTGACCGTATGAGAAAAGAGTACGGTCAGGCGATGGACTGGTCAGGTGCTCCGGAGATGGGCGGAGCCATTGGTCCCACCGGAACACAGAGAGAAATATCGACTGCTGGATTACCAGAGCTCAACCCCGCTAGTCGGTACTATAAGGAGGCGGGGGATGCACTCTACAATCAGTGGGCTGAAAGAGCGATGCCTCAACAGCAGGCCCAGACAGACGCCCTCCGTACGCAACTCTACAATCAAGGCTTGCGTGAAGGTGACGCAGGGTTTGATAATGAATTGGCGAAGCTGCGTATGTCGCAGGGTGATCAGCAGAGGCAGGCTGCCTTCTCGGCGACTGCAGGAGCGGGCCAAGAGGCAAGCCGGTATCTCGGCATGGATGCTCAGACCCGTCAGCAGTTGTTCGGTGAAAGAGGGACCCAAGCGGACCTCTGGAACTCGGGCGGCGCGCAGATGTTCGGGCAGCAACAGGCTTCTTCTGCTTACCAGAACCAGCTCCGTCAGCAGTTTATGGCAGAGCAGATGCAGCGTCGTGGATTTACCCTAAACGAGATTAACGCACTCCTAACCGGTCAGCAGGTCGGTATGCCGTCCATGCCTGGATTCTCTCAGGCTCAGAGAGCAGAGGGTGCCGATTACATGAGGGCTGGTGAGAATCAGTGGGGTGCGTCGATGGATGCCGCTAATCTGCAACAGGCGCAGAATCAAATGATGATGAGCGGCATTACAGATCTCGCGGGTGCTGGATTCAAAGCATTCAGTGACCGTCGTCTCAAGAGAGACATTAAGAGAATTGGCACACTGTTCGGGGTTCCCATCTACACATGGCATTGGATCTGGGGTGGGGACGGCGTAGGTGTCATGGCAGATGAAGTGCCGTGGGCGATCGCAGGTAAGATCAACGACTACTTTGTGGTCGACTACGGGAGGATCTGGTAATGCCGTATCCATATGATCCGTGGGATGAAGATCCTAGCAGGCTACCCTATGATCCGGTGGCGGCGCGGAATGCTCCGGCCGGAGGGCATGTCGTAGGTCGCAGTGGTAAGCCGACACTAGGATCACTCGAAGGTCCCGGTGTGGGGATGGAGGAGTATAGCTACGAAAATATGAGTGATGAGGAGCTTGAGCAACTCGTCGCTCTGGGTGTGCTGGATCAGCAAGAAGCTGAGAAGATGAGGCTCAAGCAGCGTGCCGAGCTGGTGCGTGATAGAGCGGGGCCAGAAGGTATCCGCGCAGGTAAGTCTTTCGTTGCTGCATCCCCACTATCTTTCTTAGCCAAGGGTTTGGAGGACTACGCAGCCGGAAAGGAAATCAAGCAGCTAGATAAAGAGCTGGCTGATATTCAGAGACAACAGACTCAAGGTCGCGGCACCTATTGGGATCTTCTGCGTGGCAAGAGACGGAAGCCACAGGATATATCCAGTGCCACTAGTCTGCCCATGCCTCGGTTGGATGAAGAAGAGTACTGACCATGCCGATTCAAGATATTTACGGGGCAATCATTGGTCGACCCCCGACGGATGAGGAAAAGCTCAAGGCTCTGGCGGGGAAGCTCCGTGGACGTTCGCTTA